GAGCTTCTCCGCCCGCGGCGGCAATACCGCCCAAAGCTCTTTGCTTTAGCGCCTTTGCTCTACCGCCAACTTGACCCAAAGCGGAGCCAGTCTTATATCTAAGCCGGTCAAGAACACCTTCATCGATATCCCCATTCTCAATCATAAGATTTATTTCTTCAAATATGATTTTATTCAATTCCTCTTTACTTATTTTCATAGCTAAGATCCTTTACAGCAACGACGAACAGGCTGTAACATCCATTTATCAGTCCAAGTTGTGGTCATGTTTTACTCCATTATCTCCGAAGAGCATTGTTAAAATATATGATGTACCTGACGACAAAAACCCAAGAAGGAATAAATTGAATACAGTTACATCAAAACTAAATAGTTCTGTGAATGGAGAAAGTAGCATTAAAAACCACCCAACGTGAAACCCCACACACATAGGGCAGTTGGCTAATTCTCCAAGCTTTCCTTTTTTAGGCCTTAATCTCGAAAAGATCTTGCCATAAACAAGGATTTGTGTGAGCCCGTAGGCGCATAATATAAAAGTTAATAATTCCATTTTAAGTGATTCCGGGGTGGTCGACACCAACATCTTTGGTGAGGTCAGTATTATTTATATAATCCTGCGACATCTGAGAAGCTGTCTGACGGATAAATGTGCTCATAGGCAATTGTAATATTCTTTGGCGATTTTGTTCAGTTGCGCCCTCTAGGGCGCTGCGTAAATTCTGCTCTACAGTGTCAAATTCTTTTACTAATTTCGCGCGGAAACCTCGATACAAAGGAGAATCTTTGGATCCTCCTTTCATTAGCGATTCAACTTGGTCGTTTAAATCTAAAATCCAGCTGCGTGCATCAGCGGGAGGATCGTCTCCCTGAGAAGACAAAAACATTTTCTCCAACGTAGTATTAGCTAGTCCCAAACTACTCTTTATTGCGTCGGTCGTAACTTGGCCTATTGCAGCGCCGGCGGCGCCGAGAGCGGCCATACCGCCTGGGCCCGCAACAGCTCCTAAGCTGGCACCAACGCCGGCGCCTACAAGGGCGCCTAGGCCTTTATCACCTAAATAGCGCAACAATCTTTTGCCGACTAGTTGAACCTTGTTATCGTCAGGGTATTCCTTCACTACTTTTTGAATTGCCTGAGATGTCTTTTGTACGAGGCCTGTGTGAGTTCCGATGTCATTCAAAAAATCCGATACTTTGTACTCTGCCAAACATTGGGAGCCCTGGCATGCCTCTTCTATGGTTTCATCAGTATAGGCGCGCCAGTTCTCCATTATCAAATTCATTTCTGACACGGGTACTCTCCTATAGCGTGTACATATAATTAAGCGAATATGGGTCCCTGATAAAGCCCGGGCGGATCGAGCCTTGTTCCACAGAATGCGGAACATCCCCAAGCTCAGTAGAATCTTCTTTATCTGGATGTATCAGCTCATCATCAGCCATAGAAACAATCGCTTCTGTGGATTCAAAATATGGACGCTCTTCTTTAATAAACGAATTTATATTAACAATAGCCATCTTTGCTGAACTTAAACTTTCTTTAAAGGGGGTTTCCAGTGTTGCTTCAATTGAGCCATAAAATGATCCGGCCTGAATACTCTCTGGTATCACCAAGCCTCTCTTGCGCAGAAAGGAAAATAATCTATTTTGGGCGCCGTAAACTAAATCGCTCATTGTCTCTTTAGGGAAAGCTACAACTTTATTCTTCGAAGCAGACAAAACGATGTCTATATCTCCGTGATCAAAGATCATAAGATCTCCACTCATACTTTTTCTAATGTCCATCTCAAGATGAACAGTTGTGGATTCCTCTTCTTTTGCTATCCTAAGTGTTATCGGCATCGCTTGCGATTTCCTTTACGAGTGATTGTGTTTTCAAAATCATCAAAAGCGATTCTTCGTTAATTGATTCTGAATAAAGATTTTCTAATTTTTCGATTAAGCGCGCGGTCTTTTGAGCCATTTCGGGGTCTTCTTTAATTTCGCCCGCTGAGATCGATGTCTTTAAAAATTGCTTTAAGCGTGAAACTTCTTCATTTAAAAATGATTTTAACATTAAAGAATTGTCCGCAAAAGATGAGATATAGTGAGTCAAAAGCTCTTTCTGTTCACTAAGCAGCTCCTCTTCGTATTTATCATTAAACTTTTTAACAAAAGAACTAAGAACAATATCATCAATAGGCTCAGTAATTGATTGCTTGTCGTCTTTCTTCGACATCATATGGTCAAGAATTTGATTCTCCAAAAGAACAGAATTTCTTGGAGAAGTCTTGTTTGAAAATACGCGCGCAATACTCGCGAGAGTCTTATAGTTTGGAACAAAAGTGTTATAAAATTGACTATCAAATTCGGTATTGACATCTTTAATCAAATCGCTTTGACTAACAAAGAGGCCTTCAGTATCCAAAAGGCGACCCGCTAATTTTGCTTCTTTCAAAATCTTCTCTGCCGTATTTTTATCAAGATTACGACTTTCATATAGTGATCTATAACAATCAAGATGTCTTTTTAAGATTGAATCCTCCGAAAAATGTTTTTTCAAAATAGACACAACTTTTTGTTTAGTCTTATTATCATTTTTAATAACAGCAGCTGTTGCTTCTTTAATTAAAGATTCATAAATAAAAGCTGTATTTCTCTTTTTATTGTGCCTTATCTTCATTCTTGTTCTCCGCTAATAAGTTGTCTTTCTTTTCTAAGCCTTCCAAAAGAACCTTAACTGACCTGTTAATTTTGAAAAGCTTATCTTCTTCTTTTTGCTCTCTCAAACTATAAATAGATGCTTCCTGCTCATAAACACCTTCAGTGATACCTCGTGCCAGAGCCTGGATATCCTTTGAGCCGGGCAACGTGGACATCGGAGAAGAGCCCCGAACAGTTTTTTGGGACCAACCGGAGGCGCGGTGAGCTTTTACTGCGGCTCCTTTGCGCCCATCTCTTCTCGGATCTACCCGATCGTATGAGTGCCCTTTAGAACCGGGGGTCAAACGCTTCGATGGGCGAGAACCGGGAGGCACAGCTAATAGGTCACCGTCATCTGCTGGCGCCTCTTCGGGCATGCCTGCTTCGCCGGCGGGCATCTCTTCTGGCCCTCCCAGATCGCCTCCCAGATCGCCTCCGAGATCGCCTCCGAGGTCTCCTCCAAGATCGCCTCCAAGATCGCCTCCAAGATCGCCGCCCATTCCGCCTTCGCCTGCGGCCATAGCTTCAGCAACAGCTTGGAGGGATGCGTCATGTTTACGATCGTAATACATTTCACGCTGATTGCGAATGAATTCTTCATGGGACATGCCAAAAATATTCTCGGCTACCCAGCGCCGAGAAAAGTAACCTTCGGTGGCGCTGCCGGCAATATCAAACTTTGCCTTCCAATGTTCAATTTCTTGAAGTTCGGCCATTTTCGAAGGATTGTTAAGCTGTATGTCAAAAGCCAATAAGTCATCCCCTCTAAAACCTAGAGTATAAAGGTGAATGATGCCGATTTTCTCAAGCTCCGATACAATAACGCGCTGGAGCCTTTGGATCGTTCGCGCAAAACGAATATCTTTTTGAGCTAAGGTGGTTTTATCTTCTGCTGCGCCATCACCCATAGCAAGATACGCTTGAGGTATTTTCAATGCAGCGAACAATTTATCCCGAAGATACTTGATGTCATCAATCTCTGTAGTATTGCTGCCGCCGGCTAGGTTGGTAATTTCTGTTGCGGAGCCTGGGCGTACTGGGATAAAGTAATCTTCCTCGATGCTCATCGGATTATAGCGCAGATCTACACGGCCAGTAGACGCGTCTACCACCGAATGTCGTTTAAGTTGCGTAACAATCTTTTCCATGTACTGCTCAACCTCATTCGGAGGAATGGCGCCCACATCTATTTTAAACAACCTTCTCTCAGAGGAGCGAATAACGCGATAAGCCATCATAGCATCTTCCATCAAAGTTAATTGACGCCAAATGCGGCGGGCTGGCTCTAGAATAGATGTGCCGTAAGGAGCATATTTGTCATGCCCTAAAATGCGAAAATGTGCGACTTGCCAGTTTTCAAATGTCATTCCGGCTGAATTCCATTGATACTGAAGATAGTTTGGATTAGTGGAATCCATACCTTCTAATCTCTCAATCTCTTGAATCGGAAGAGCAATAGCCGATGAAATTCCATACTTGTCATCAATATCTAAATAAAGAAAAAAGTCTCCGTATTTACACATCGTACGTGCCCAGCCGAAGAGATTATATTGTACATTTAAAATCTGTTCATATAATATTGTTAAGACAGCTTTTAACTCTTCATTAGCGCAGCGGATATTCAGCATTGGCCTTAAATCAGAATGAGTGGTCATCTCATCCGCATAGATGTCTAATGTGGACGCAATCTCGGGCATGTACTCCATCTGATCAAAATCTACATATCTTTCAGATCGGCGCTGATTTGCTATAGCATTTGTTGAAATCGTGTCGAGAGGGCTATAGAGAGATTTCTTAAATTGTTGACCAGAAGCAGATCTGAAACGAGAAGAAAATTTATCGAGATGTTGGCGCCGGATGCGGCGGCCGGTCTGAGATCTGTAGTTGATAATCGGGCCCGAGAACAACCTTGTCAGTGACTTAAAAAGTTCCGATTCTCTATTCGCCGGATTTCTACCTTGTTTTGGGTTTTTTTGTGCCATTCATTATCTCGCTTTATTTTATGATCCACTTATATTGCTGATACATCTTTTCAGCCTCACTCATTCTATCAAAAAAATCGTTCTTTTTATAGCCATCTTGGCCTTTAATCTTGGTATTCATTGTGGTTTTTGTGGTATAGATCGCATTAACAAAAGCTTTTTGATAATTTAAATCTCTCGCATTTACTTGTAACGCTGTATCTCTCACCCAGCATGCTATAGCGAGCGCCATAATCAAATCATCATTGTAGCCTTTCATTGCTTGCGGCTTACCATTCCTCCAAATAAAAGTCTTCATCTCGTTTACGGTGCGAGAAGAATATATGGTAATTAGTTTGTTTCTGATAAACTCCTCTAATTTGGCCACGATGAGAGGTCGAGTCTTCATAGATGTTGTGAAGCCGGGGACCGCGGATGTGCGTAATTCTGCCTGATGTTGCTCGATATATTCATGAGTGGACTTAATGGAGTGATAGACATTTGGATACTGATAGTCTTCCGTAAGCTTTGTTAAAACAGAATAGCCGATATTGTTATTCTCCACCACAAGCATGCAGCCCCCAAATTCTCTGCCCACACTATTGAGCATATTAGCAAACATATCCAGTGTAGGTTTTCCTTGATACTCTCCAACAACTTCTAGCGTCTCAAGTTTAATAATGTGAAACGTGGAGAAGTCGGCACCATCGCCACGCGAAACATCTGCCACCAAAAGATAATTACAAGTTGGATCGAATTCCTCAAAAATCCAAAAGTTTCTATCAAAGCCAGTTCGATATTTTGGATCGCGAATAGTCGACAACATCCACTCCATACATTCGGGATCGATCACGGTCTCACCTGATGTATTGAAGTTGCACTCAAGCTCTTGCGCAATTTGGCGCTTGGACATATTCTTGGTTTCTTTTTTGTACCATTCCTCGTCGCGATCAGGATGAACGTCCCACATGAGCGTGGTTAAGTTAAAGTTGTTCGAGCCGGCTTCTGAGTCTGTACAAGTTTTATGAAACCAATTACCAACACCATTAGGTGTAGAAAGTGCGATGCATCGACCACCAGTAGATAGAGTAGGATACAAGCCCGTCCACAACTCTTCAAGCCCATCAATGTGTGCGGCCTCATCCAACACCAAAAGAGAGAGCGCCTCTGAACGACCAGCATCACCAGAAGTAGATGCCGCTTTAATAGATGAGCCATTAGAAAGCTCAAATGAAGTGCGATTGTCTACACTGATTGTGGCTATCTTTAGCCAATCGGGAACATTCCGCATAATGTTCTTAACTTTTTTAACCAAGTTACCTGCCGTCGCAAACTTGGTTGCCATAACAAGAATGGCCTTATCGCGGTGGAACAACATCATCCATACGATATAGCCTGCGGTAATGGTTGAGATACCTAGCTGACGAGCTTTTAGAATAACGTTAAAACGGTAATCATTAAAATCTTCGAGAAGGTCGTCTTGGAAGTCGAAAGTGTTAAAAAGAATAAGTCCATGTAATGGGTGCGATATTCTTGCGTAGTTGTTAAGGAAGTAGGAGGGGTCTTTTCCACACTTAAGTATCTCTTTTACTTTTTCTTGTTTTGATAATTGAAAACTCATTAATCATTTTATACTGTTTGATAATCGTGCTGATATCGATTTCGCAGCATACTCAAAAATGCTTCCAAATATTCGATAATGCTTTTTCCATCAGGCAAATATTCTTTGCTGCGATCAACCTCTGCTCTGAATTGTTCAGGGGTAGCTGACTTAATAAAATCTCTCCATCTGCCCAAAAACCAATCAAGCCCACCAGATGTAGATGCGGGTTGATCTGATGGAGTTTTATAAGTACGCACAGGCTCCCTAGTAATCGGAATTTTGGTGCGCTTGGGATCATTTTGTTCTCTATATCGCTCGTCTTGGGCTGCTAATTGTTCAGGCTGCACGTTTGAAATGCTGCCCCCCTGATCAAAAAGATATTGACGACCAGGATGCGACATTTGATATACCGCCTGGGCTAAACCTTTCTTTTCTGCATCTCTTAGCCTGCTCACGTCTGTTGTGACTGTTAACGGTTCCCAGTTCTTGGGCGGAGAGGCGCCCCCTAACCAAACCTTGGCTTCTTTAGAATTCCTGTCTTTTTGCGCCTTAGCGATCAAATCCGCTTTATTTACTCGTCTAAACAGCTCCTCTTTTGCTTCTGTGAGCGTACCCTTTTTTAATTCTTGCTCGATTAGATAGATATAGTATTCTTCTTGGATGACCTCTTCGATGCCGCGGTGTAGGCCGCCGATGGTTTTTTGCTCGGGCGCATCAACCGGGACCTTTTCTGCCTCTTTTTGGCCAGGAGAACGAATTGCTCTTCTCATTTCTTCTTCTTCGGGCTCGGCGCTGGGCTCTGAGACATCGGCGTCATACATTTCATCGTACACCGCACCCATAATGTCACCGGTCACATTTGGTGGAGTGCCCTGTAGCAATGCCACAATCGTGCGCTGGGCATCTTCTGGACTCACTGATTCTTTAATGACTTCCTCGGTTATAATCTCGCGCAATCTTTCAAGAGTGATTTTCACGTTCCGTGCTCCCATTCGTGTGGATTTTCAGTGTAATAATTCTCAAGCTCCTCAATCGCCGGGTCATCCGATTGCCGCTTTATGTCGGCAAACCTTCGCTCTCTTGCCGTGAGGGAGGGTATACCCTTTAGTATTGCGTGAAGCTCTTTGGCGCGGGGAGACAGCCCCGAGTCTTTTGCGGGTCTCGGGGTGCGCCGCGGCGGTCGTGTGGTTTTCGCTTTGCCCATCGGAACAACAGCAGTTTCAGGAGGGCCGGCGGTTCGCGACCAAACCTCTTCAAGCTCTTCCTTGATAATCTGCTTAAGTTGGGATTTTGTAATTTTCATTACTCTTTCTTCCTTGTATCGTTATCAGGACGAGAACCCCACCCTCCTTGTTCAAGGAAAGTTTTCCAACTGCCCTCAAGACGGTCTTCCGATGGGGCATCAAGTTGCATATCTTTATCCATGCCTCCAATCTTGTAGTGCTTTTTGGCTAGCACCCAAGAGCGGACACGAGACGAATTCTCAACACGCACATCAACTTCACCTTCTTCGGTTAATGATACAGATTTTCCTGTGATTTTTTTGTATTCTTTGACAAGCCAGCCTTTAATATCGGAGAGCCTTTGATCGATATCGCTCTCAAAACCATTGGCATACACCTCTTTCAATTGTACTTCCGACTGGTATGTGAGGCACATCATATTTCCGTAAAATTTGACACCAAAGCCATCCATGATTCTCTTATCAAGAATCGGATCTCCTTCTTCTCTTTGTAGGCCTACTTCAAGCAAGTCGCCATCTTCGGTTAGCGCTCCATCGTACGCATTTGCTGCGGCCTGGGCTAATCCTTGTACTATTTCATAAACTGTTGCCATTATTGGTTATCTCCTTGTGTCTGCTCTTGTTGTGTAGAATCTGCCGCGGCTGAAGTCGGGGTGCGCGCCTGGGCACGTTGTTTCATTTTTTCCATGGCTCTTGCCAAGTTTTTGGTTGCTGTTAGTACAGCGCCATCCACCAAATCTACGCCTTTCTGTTGAAGCGCGAGACTCGCTTTTCTAAGAAAACTGCCAACCTTCAATTCATTTGGCGAGTCGTAACCACCGACGCCCTTGGTCGCTTGATCTTGGCGCGTGGCGCCGGCTCGGACCTCTTTAGACTCTTCCCCTCTGGTTGTTGCTGCTAGGGGATTTTCTTCACGCAGTATCTGTAATTCTTCTTTTGCGATCCTTTCAATGGTTTTCTCATCTATTTTCATCAGGTCTCCATCCTTTTAGCCATCTATCTTCCCTGTCTTCGACATATTGAATGTAACATTTATTGCAACAATCAAATTTGACCAAACAGACATCATCCATTGATTTCTTTGGAAAAGCTCCGCAGACAGGACAACATTTTAAAGATTCTCTATTAAGTAGTTTTTTTGATATCTTTATACCATTAACATCAACTTTTTCTTGCCACTCATCATTGGTGCGCTTTTTTTTATAAAATTCTTTAGATTGTTGAATATAATCTTTCTCTTTGATCTCGTTCCAATTTCCCTTTGGATTTTGAATCGTCTCTTTGCCATACTTCTCTGCGATGGCTTTTTCTATTGCGGCAATCTTATCAGGATTTTTATTCATTAAAGCCTCTATAAGCTGCGTATGTAGCGCCAATTCCTACAGCAACACCGCCAGCAAACCACCACCACTTTCTAGTTGGAGACTGTGCCAACATTGCTTCTTGTAGCGCTACGATCTCTATGTCTTTTTGCTCGATACGCAAATCGTATTCGCGCGTTAGAGCGTCTAAGCGAATCTGAAAGTTTTGGCGCTCAAGATGAAACTCCGTGGCTTGGACATCTAGATGATATTCAACCTCTAGATCACAACCCATTCTGTATTCATCAGGCATAACCAACAACTCAGCGATGGCGCGCTTATTAAACAAAACACCCTCAAAGGGTGCCGGTTCGTTCTCACCAAGAATGGTGAATTGTGGAGGCTCACCAGCGTGAGCCACCATCGAAAATAACAATGCTTTAACGAACATACTGAAATCCGAATGTATCTGTTACTTGTTCTGCGAGTTCTTCTTTGTTTTCTGTGAACTGTCGGCGGTTGTCGATCGTAGTTTCAATTTCAACAATCATTTCTTTTC